GCACCGCGTCACGCAGGCGTTCGGGCGTGACCTTGGTGTTGATGTCGACGGCTTGGCGAACGCCGGTGATGTTCACGTCAGGCCACCAGCCATCGGCCTTGACGACGTCGGCCTCGGGCAGGCCAGCGGGCGGGACGGCGTCGGTGTTAGGAGGGTTGAAAGTGAAGCCTGACATGGCGCTAGCGAGGGATGTCCTGTGGGGTGCCGCCTGCTGGCTTCACTTTCGTGGGAGTCACCCTTCCGGTTACGGCGGTGGAGAGGCCGGTCGGACATGACAGACGGGCGAACCTGCTGCTGTCGGACCGACCTCTGCCGCCGAGCGCCGGGGGGCGATGGGTTAGGCGGAGAGGGCTCCGCTACGAGAGGGTGAGCGGGTCTTCAGAGCGGCGAGAGCGCCCTTCAGCGGGACCAGACCCTTCAACAGTTTCAGCCACCCATTCCAGAAGGCTAGACCAGCGGCAAAACCAGCCAGCGCTTCCAATGAGCCATGGGCGAAGACCATGAGGCTGACCCCGATCATCACGACGGTGAAGCCCGCCGCGATACCGAATGGGATGGCGATCCTTTCCGCTTCAGCGGCACGGTGAACAGAGGGGATCACTCGCAGGAAAGACAGACCGAGAGCCGCTACCAGGGTGAGTTGGACGCCGCCTACCCCGGCATGGTCGCCGTAGGCGCGCAAGAACACTAGCACCGCGACGCCGGCAGCGAGGCCAAGAAGATGGAGGGTCAGCAAAGCGGCGGCGTGCATTACGCCGTTTTGACGGTCAGACATTGGGTGGCTCCGAAGGGGTTTGATCCGCCGCCGCCGCGTCTTTCTTGAGCGCGCGCTGCAGCTGGTCGATTTCCTTTTTGACGCCGGCTTTCGGGTCGAGCTCGAGCGCGCGGAGATAGCGTGCGAGCGTCTCCTGCCGACGGGCCTGGCCATCGTCGTCGCTAGCGGCCATCGTCTTGGCGATGGCCTTCTGCAGCTTGGCGCGGACTTCGTCGTGCATGTCCTCGAGCTCGACCAGATCCTCGAGCTCGCCCAGGACTTCGATCGCGACAGGCGGACGGTTTGCCGCCTCGCCCAGGGTCAGAATCTCCAACGCCGCATCCGCGATCTCTTCGGTGATGAAGGTCGCGGCAGTGCGATTGATGCGCTCGGGCATGGCCAGCTTGTGGCGAAGGACATGAGCGATCATCGGCATGGCGACGGCGAAGTCGCCGACGTCGATGCGCCAGATCATGATGGTGGTGAAGACGTCGTCGTGGAAGCCGCCGCCGCCCGCCAGGACGCCGGCGACCCAGGCGTCATAGAGCGGCAGCAGCTCGCGCTTCGTCTCGATCTTGCGCTCGCGTGACTGAATGGCCTTGAGCGTGCGGAGGTGATCGAAAAGCTGCAGCTTCATCTGCGCCGCCTCACGGGCGACGGGGCCGTCGTCATCGTTGGCCCGAGCCGTAGGCGCCACGAACCCGCGCCCAGCGATGACCGTCCCGCCCATGGAGGCGAGGACGAACTGCTTATGGCGTTGGAAGGGATCGATCTTGCGCATCAGGCTCGGGCTCAGGTTGAAATGGAAGGGTTAGACGGGGCTCAAGCCCCGCCTTCCTCCGACCAGTCGCCGATCTCGATCTTCTCGATCAGCACGGCGGCGCCGATGCGCTCGATGACGTAGGCGTCGTTCGAGGACTCGTAGTTCTCGATCTGATCGTGCTCGGGCACATCCTTCAGGTGACGGCGGCGGCCGCCCACCTGCCAGTAGATGGACAGGTTGTCCGGACGGGTCAGCAGCAGGGTGTCGGCCGGGAAGTAGGGCTGGGTGTTGGCCACCAGGTTGCCCATGCGCTTCTGCGCAACGACCGTCTGGGCCGCGAGGGTCTCGGACGGCTTGTTGGCCTGGTTGATGACCGGGAAGTACTTGTCGTGCAGCAGCTCGCGGCCACACAGGGCCTCGATGCCGGTGTCTTCACGATACTGCGGCTGCATCAGCATCAGCGCCGACATGACCAGGGCGTCCATGTTCGCGAAGTCGCCGCCAGGGCCGACGCGGATCGAACGATAGACAGGCGGCGCGCCGTTGGCGGCCGTGTTGATGCCAGGGATGACCTGCGCCGGCGCCTCTTCCTTGAGGATCTGCAGCCAGCCCTTGTTGACGTCCTGCAGCAGCGGGAACTCGATGATGTCGGTTTCTTCGGCGGCTTCGACGCCGTTCCAACCGATGATCAGACGGTCCAGGCCCTGCTGCTGGATGCAGTGGTCGCGGACACGGGTTTCGAAGTCAGGGAACTCCGACCAGGTGTCGAGGGTCTCGTAGCGGATGTGGGTGTCGAAGTTGGTCTTCTCGCACTTATAGCCGCGCTTATCGAGCGTGTGGGTCGCCCGCGTCTTGCGGGTGCCGCCGCCCGAGGTGTTGGTGCGGCTGGCGATCGGGCCAGTGTTGCCCAGGCCCAGCTTGGCGCCTTGGCCATCGCGGACGGGAACGACGTTGATGCGCTTCAGGAAGTCGGCCGACTCCAGGATTTTGGATTCCAGCGTCTGCTGGACGGTCGGGGCGATGCTGAAGCTGACGGCAGCGCTGGACACGCCGTTTAGCGCCGCGATCCGCGTGCTGTAGGCGTTGAACTTGACGCGGGTTTCGTTGCGCATGGGATCAGGGGTCCGAAAGTTGGTGAGCGGTCAGGTGCGATGAGCAGGACCCGAGAGGTCCGTGGTTTGTGGATCAGCAGTCGGTGACGATTCCGCCGGCGTCGCCCGAGGCGATCGGTCGCGGCGTGAAGGTCTGCGGCGCCGTGGATTCGAGTTCGGTCTTGAGGGTTGAAAGCTTGCTCGTCAGCTCTGCGAACTTGGCGTCCGTCGCTGCGCGGTCGGCCTGGCGATCGGCGGCGAGCGCGACGGTCAGCCCTTGGAACATCGTGGCGAAGTCGCCGCCTTCAGGCTGGGCTTTGGTCTCTTGCTTCGGCTCGGGCTTCGGCTCGGGCTCCTTGCCCGTCAGCTTTTCCATGACCAGTTTGGCGAACTTTTCGAGGGCGCTTTCGCCGCCGGCGTCCGCCACGTCAACGAACTCGAACGACGTCTCCAGGGCGGCGGAGAAGTGGTTCGCCTTGTCCTGCTTGCGGCTGTCGAAGGCGGCCTTCAGGGCGGCGGCGGCCGCGTCGTCCGCCTTGGCGGAGAACTGCAGGATGTCGGTGCCCAGCGACGCCGGGCTGTCGGTCACCGCCAGGCCCACAAGGTAGGCCTTGCCAGTGTTGGCGAAGTTCGGCGCCACCTCAATCGAGGTGTAGATCTTCTGCTTGTCCTTGGTGAGCGTGACCAGCTGGGGCGTCGGCGCGATCTCAGCGAAGAGCGCGAGGCGCTTTTCCTGGACATTGTTCAGCTCGATCGTGACTTCTTCGGCCTTGACCGCGAGGACGTCGCCATAGGCGTTGAAAGGCGGCTGGGGCGAGAACCCGCGAATATGCTCCATGTTAACGCGAGCGCCGTAGGTTTCCGGCTTGTAGTTGCCGGCGATGTCCTCGAGCCACGACCGCTCAATCGTGCGGCCGTCGGTTGCGGTGGCGCCCTCGACGGCGACGCGGAAGAACTTCGACTTGAGCATTCGATCCTCGGGATAGGTTCGGCTTCTGCAGCCGCCGTTTGAGGCCGCAGATCACCGCCTTGGGCCGATGTTTCTCAAGGCAGGCCTGTTGTGCGGTGCGGTCCTGACAACAGGTCCGACGCCCATCGCGCGCGGGCGCGCGGTTAGCGTCCGCCGCGATGAGGCAGCGCCCGAAAAAGCAGGATGAGCCGGTTGGCGGCGACGACGACCTAGGCGTGCTGCTGGCCCGCAACGGGGGCTTCAGCTTCCCCGTGGCTGAAGGTCTTGATCAGCGGCGCGCCGCCAAATTCCTGTCGTGGGCCATGTGGCGGTCCAGCGAGATCGCCGAACTCCTGGGCCTGTCGGAAAACACCATCGCCAGCTGGCGCAAGCGCGACGGATGGGAAGCCGCGACGCCGCTCGAGCGGATGGAAGGGATTGTCGAGGCGCAGTTCATCAGCCTGGTGCTGAAGAAGGACAAGTCCAGCCGCGACGTGCGCGACATCGATCTGTTGAGCCGTCAGGCCATCAGCATCGCCAAGATCCGAAAGTTCCAAGAGGCCGGCGGGCACAGCGGGCACCTCAACGACAAGGTCGCGAACAGGAACGCCGCCGAGAAGAAGAAGCCCAAGCGAAACGTCATCACCGAAGAGCAGCTGGAGATCCTGCGCCAGCGGCACCTGGACGAAATGTTCGGGTACCAGAAGGAGTGGCACCAGGTCCGCGATCTTCGCCACCGGATGATCCTGAAGTCGCGTCAGATCGGCGCGACCTTCTATTTCGCCCGCGAAGCCCTGATTCACGCGCTCGAGACCGGCAACAACCAGATCTTCCTGTCAGCGTCCAAGAGCCAGGCGCAGGTCTTCCGGGGCTACATTGTCGATTTCGTGCGCGAGACGGTCGGCGTCGATCTGACGGGCGAGCACATCACGCTTGATCGTGGCGAGGGCGAGAAACACCCGACGCTATACTTCCTGGGGACCAATAGCCGCACCGCGCAGAGCTATCACGGCGACCTGTACTTCGATGAGTTCTTCTGGGTCCACGGCTTCAAGAAGCTTGAAGACGTCGCCTCGGGCATGGCGTCGCACAAACAATACCGCCTTACCTATTTCTCGACGCCGAGCTCCATCAACGACGAGGCCTATCCCTTCTGGACCGGCAAGGCGTGGAATGCCGACCGCGCCAAACAGGACCGCATCGAGATCGATGTCTCCTGGAAGGCGTTGCGAGACGGGCGCCAATGCGAGGACGGGATCTGGCGCCAGGTCGTCACGATCGAGGACGCGGCCGAGAAGGGCTGCACCCTGTTCGACCTGGTCGGCCTGCGCAATCGCAAGAGCGCCGCCGCCTGGGCGAACCTCTACATGTGCCAGTTCGTGGACGACAGCCTCTCTGTCTTCCCGATGGCGGCGCTGAAGCCCTGTCAGGTCGAAGAGTGGGATGTCTGGAAGGATATCGACTTCGGCAAGCAGCTGCTGGGTTATGGCCGGCCCTACGACGGCGAGGTCTGGCTGTCCTACGACCCCAACGGCGACGGCCCCAACGCGGACAACGCGGGCCTGGTCCTCGTCGCCCCGCCCGAGGTGCTGGGCGTCGGCAAATTCCGCGTCATCTGGCGGGAGCAGTTCATCGGCTCGGATTTCGAAAAGCAGGCCAAGCGGATCCAGAACCTGTGCGACCGCTACAACGTCACGAAGATCGACATCGATGAGAGCGGCCTCGGCAAGTCCGTGCTGCAGCTGGTGCGAAAGTGGTTCCCGAGCGCGAGGGGCCACATGTACAGCCCGATCACCAAGACGCGAATGGTCCACAAGACGCTGAACGTCGTCGGCCACAAGCGGCTGGAATATCCGATCGCCTGGACGGACCTGACGGCCGCCCTGATGTCGATCCGCAGGACGTTGACCAGCAAGGGTCAGCACCTGACCTATGAAGCGCCCCGCACCAAGAGCAGCGGGCATGGCGACCTCGCATGGGCGCTGTTTCAAGCCCTCGACAACGAACCACTGGAAGCCGCTGTCGGCGGGGTCCGCAAGGGCCGCGTCCGCGTCCTGGAGAAATCATGACCAATTCCCCTGCCCACGAAGCCGCAGAGCCCGTCTCGGGCGAGGTGATACACGCCACCGCCGGCGCCCAGTCCGTCAGAACGTTCACGTTCGGCGATCCGGAGCCGGTCATGTCGCGGCGCGAGCTGATCGATCATCTGGAGTGCTGGAACAACGGCCGATATTACGAGCCGCCCATCCCGCTCGGCGCCCTGACGCGGGCGGTCAACGTCAGCCCTCACCATTCCAGCGCGCTCGAGTACAAGCGCCTGCAGCTGGTCCGTGACTTCATCCCCCATCCGAAGCTGGACGCGATGACGTTCGAGGGCTTCGCCATGGACTTCCTCGATCTGGCCAACGGCTATCTGGAGGTCGTGCCCAACCGGCTCGGCGGGCCGCTGAAACTGCGCCGATCGCTGGCGAAATACACCCGTCGAGGTCTGCGCAACGGGGACTTCTTCTTCGTAAAATCGACAGGCCAGGAGCACGCGTTTGCGCCGGGGACAGTCTTTCAGCTCATGCGGCCTGGTCTCGACCAGGAGATTTACGGCGTGCCGGATTACCTGAGCGCCCTGCAGTCGGCGTTCCTGAAGAGGCCGTGTAAAAACGTGCGGCCCCACGGCGGGGCGGAGGTGGCGACGAGGTGCGAAGCACCTCCTTGTCATGCCCTGATCGCTTCCATCAGCGGCTTGGTTCCGAGCACCGCCATCACCCG